ATATATTCGACACGCTCAGTTATACGCTAGTGATTCGCATCATGTACTACCCACGTCTCGCCGAGTTGTCAACTAACTTGAAAGACACCGTACTTGCTCCCTATCACGATTCTATGACCAACCATGTCGCTACACATCACGCTAATGCCATACAAGTTCCTTATTATCTCAACGATGCACAACTCAAACTATTACGTGCTTCTTTTCCCAATCGTATCGTTGAAATGGCTCACAATAACATACGTGATTGTTCTCATCCAATTGCTGCGTCTATTTTATGGATAGACTACGCTAATGGTATTGAAGAAGCCAATCGCTATCCTCGCTGGATCGACATAGGTGGCAATATTACTCGCACCCTTGGTAACAAGGGCGGTTCACATTGCTGTTTACTCGCTCATTCCGCTCGTGATTGCGCTCGTTATGCTTCTCAACTTGCACCACGTACTGATAATCTGTCTGCGGACATTAAACAACGCGTTTTCTCCCAAATGGCTGCCGACGTTGTCGGTCGCCGTTTTCAACCATCATTCTGCACACTTGGTTCACAATGCTGTAAATATAAATCCAAGTTTGCCCTTGCTGTACATTCTATTTATGACATGACACCTAGTGATGTTTATGACACTTTCGTCATGCATTCTCTTGATGTCCTCGTTGCATTTGTTTTCATACCTCTTGAATTATTTTATGGTGAAGACGCCACGACCGCCCGTGCGCACACGGGCACTTACGCTTTTTATAACTATCGCACCGTCGGCGATAATTCTCATATGTCTTTTTGCGACACTAATTTTTCCTACATCCACAACACTGAAAATTGGAAAACATGGGCCACCATCACTCTTATTACTGGTAAAGAGTTTTCAATCGTCGTTGAACCCGAACGTACCGCTGGTATGTCAGTAAAACTTCGATTCACAAAAGTTCCAACGACTGTTGACGCTCCGGAACGCTGCAACCCCGCCTCATACATGTCAATTTTTGTCAAGATACCCGACATCTATGACTACTGGCTCCATGATGATTATGCTAAACAAAGCACCTTGAAACATTTTATCGTACCACGTGACATATACGACCGTGTCGTCACTCAATGTCTGAAATGTGAACGACTTGATAACAACGTCGTTTTACAGTATGCCAACGGTATATCTAGCCGTCTCGACATACAGGACACCGTCATCAATACAGCATGGCGTATCGACGGCCATCTTGCTAATCGCATTTTCTACTCAATCATACTCATGTGTGCTGCTTACCGCCGTGAAAATACTAAGTTGATCGACAACATTTACGATTTTATTCGCGATAATGAACCATATCCTGGTATGTTGGGTAAACTCAAATCTCGTATTAATCACCTCAAAAGTACGATTAAGATTTTCCTACGTGGAACATCCCATCATGACACTCACGCTCTATATGACTTTGATGCTATACCTTTCAATGATTTGTATCATACATCAGTCGTTTACACCAAGAGCAAGAGAATCAATGTTGATAACTTAGTTGATCTCGTAAATTCGATCCGCAATCATTATAACTACACTCCTGACACGGACGAACCTACTCTCATCACAGCTTGCAACTATATCGTTACTACTCCGGACGACGACGTTCTTGCCATTGAAGATCCATGCACGGGTGTTACTATCGAACCGATTATGCTTTCTATCGAACATCATCCACATCTACAATTTTGCTCCTCCAATAACAACAATACCGCCGTCACGTTACCTGCGATATGCCATTACAACAACGTCGTGACGTGCGTCGAAATACCTGATGTCGAGCCACCACTTCTTCCTGCACCAACTGCTGCCGACGTCGTGCATACGTGCATCACTACCAACAATAATGCAGTATTACTAAAACATTTTAAACCACCACGGCGTCCACCTCAAAATCCTACTCCCACTTGTAACACTATTTATAAACCACACTTTCCCACCACCTACAAGTTTCCTCTACCAATTTGCCAAGACGGTGTGTTTGGCGCCCTACCGCTCGATAAGTATAATGCACTTACACACGCCAAATATTCAAGATTGTGTGTACAAACCACGCGAGCTGCCGCAAAATTAACCGAAATATTTCAGGTTTACCCACCACGCATCACACGCGCAATGGATATCGGCTGCGGCCCTGGCGCTTGCGGTGAAGTGCTCAAATACCACGCCAAGCAAGTTTACGGAACTACGTATGGTATTCCCGTTGACACCAAATATCAAGGCTTTTACACTGACTTTGCCACACAGGACATTAACGTCACCAAACCATCACCTAACATACGCCCAGATCTCATCTTTTGCGACATTGGTGACCGTTCTGTTCATTATAACACCTATCAATCCGTCATTGACTACGCCACAACTACTACACCACATTCTACACTGATAATTAAATCATTCACTCCAGCTCATAATGAGAGTTTTGAACGTATTAACAGCATCGTTCGACTTTTAATGTCGAACTACCGCACCGTTGACATCATCAAACCATCGTCTAGCGGTGAATTCAACCATGAAATTTATTTTCATTGCACCACATTAACTCAACATAATCCTACACAATCTGCTGTCGATAAGATTTACGATGATATGTGGCTAATAGAATCAAAACGACGGACTGCTGTAACACTAGCATTGCTCAACCCATTACCTTGCCGGTATGCACCACCTGTCGACATAACTACATCACAATATACGTTGACAATCAATGATGTTGAAATACAATCGATGCGTAATTCTCTTAAACGCACAGACCTTAACCCACAAATCAATAAGGCCCTTCGACTCGCTTCAACACTACGAATCGAACCGACGACGTCATTTACGTCAATAACCGGTGTTCCTGGTTGCGGCAAAACTAAATATCTCAAGAAACACAACAATCGCGACACTATACTGATCACTCCGACTAACAAACTCATGATTACTGCCAAAGACGACTTCAACAAAGTTCGAGTATACACACCTCACACCGCTTTCACCGCCAAGAAGTGTAAAACTCTCGTCATCGACGAGATTGTTTGTTACCCTATTGGTTACATTTCATTTATAAGTCGTCATCTCGAACCTAAGCGTATTGTTGTTGCCGGTGACGTTTTTCAGATAGCATACTGCGATTTCGATGCTCCCACCTTTCATAACAATCGTGTCTTTTCTGATTTTTTCGACAATGTCAACTTCAATTCGCGGCGTTGTCCTCAAGACGTAACTGCTATACTTGCTCAAGGTAAATATCCAATGATGACTTCATCATCACCCGTCAACTGTTCTATCTCGCTCATATCTGCCGGTCTCGACGTCGCACAACGTGTATCTGAAACTTTTTCTGCACCAATCATCACTTACAATCAACAAACGGCTGCACTCACTATTGATCCTAACACTGTTCACCAGTATCAAGGCCAAACAGTTCGCAACGTTATATTATACATAGATACACACGCCATTGACACCAACATGCTTCGATCCGTTTGTCACACTCATGTTGCACTAACCCGACACACCGACAATCTTTTAGTCATCGGCGAAACCAATGCTTTTGCTCGGTCTCTTTTCATCCACGGTTCTAACAATGCTACAAATTTGGAAGCCCACGACCACACACCAACTGATTCGCATAAGCATCGTGAAGTTGCACCTGTCAATTCCCTTCATTGAGTATTATGCCCTGTTCGACCTGTCATCGAGAAACCACAGTACGATGACATCAGCGCCTTTACTGCCACAGAGATATTAGACCGCTTAATGCAATCTAACTTTGCTGTCGTTGATGAATTTGCTTGTGTGCAATCTATTGCATTCAACAATAAAGGCGGTGGGCGCGCCGTACTGCGTTGGGCAAAAATGATGGAACGCATTGCAAAAACACGTGTTACAGGGCGCACGTTGGGCATGCATTCGCTAACAAGACGTTATTTCAATCATCAAGGCATATCCGCTAAAACGCTTTTCGGACGTTATTCTAAAGTCACTGTTGGTTCTAACCAACCGAGAGAAGACGCTGTCGAGCTACTTGACGCTTTTTCATCTAAATTTTGTCGCGACTTCACTAACCATGCATCACGTCTTCAACCGATCACTGATCCCGTCATAGACGCCGTATTGTCTCGATCTTCACCACGCACTCGGGGCATGGTTTCTTACATGCAACATTCTTGTTCCGACGATGACTACACTTATCATTTGGCTGAATATGCTAAAGCGTTACAACAAAAACATATACCACGTGAGCAGCAAGACCATTTACTTGATCGTTTTTCGTTCATTGTTAAATACTTCTCTAAAAGACAATGTAAACCAGACATCCGACATTCATTCGATGTCCGTGACAAGGATGGTCAAGGCGTTTCTGCCTGGTCAAAAGAGCTCAACTTTTTATTTTCGTCATACGCACGTCAGGCTTCACAACGACTACAATCCATTTTGTTACCTAATGTATTTTATAATTCTAATAAAGCCGATGCCGAGATCGGCCATGACGTTTCTCAATACATTAATGAAGCCATCGATCAAGGTCTTACTCTTGAGAACTTCGCCAACGATTTCACTGAATATGATTCATCCATGTGGGAGGTGTCACCCATCATTAATTCTGTTTTTCTTTCAGCATTTGGTTGTAATGACCGATTACTGAATATCTATCGTCAAATGCGTACCAAATGGGTTATTTCTGATGACTGCATGAAACTTTACGGCAACCAGAAAATGCACTCCGGTGAACCACTCACGTTGTTTGGCAACACTCTTTTCAACATGATGGCCACTGCACTTATCGTTGAATTTAACATCCTTGTCGTTGCTGTTTTTAAAGGCGATGATTCATTGGTTATAGGCACCAACATCAAACCTAACCCTAAATCTCTTAATTGGTGTTCTAGCCGTGGTCTTCAACTTAAGATCGAAAATCCACCATTCGCTGAGTTTGCTGGTTTTATTGTCACACCATACGGTTACTTCCCCGATGTTATACGTAAAGCTACTAAATTTTTATCCAATATTTATTATAATCCAGCACATTTTCGCGAAGCTATTATAAATCTAGACGCTGATCTAGCTTGCATTACATCTCATGCCGCTTTAAACCACGGCTGCCATGCTCTCGCTGAATATTATAACTGGACAAATAAGACATCTACTATTAACCCTATCGAAGTTTACCAACTTTGTTCTTTTCTCCACGCCGGTGCTCGTCGTCCATACGAACACCTCTATAAATTCGATAAGGAATGTTATTATCATGGCGCCTCTCTCAAAGGGGACTTATAAACATTCACACCACCATTACTGTCATTAGTTACACTGCTATTCAAACTAAGTAAAGCAATTCTTCAAAATATCTAACCACGTTCAATTGCTAACGTTATTTATTCGCAGGCAAATATACTTAGACTATGACATCTGTCACGTTAAACACCAACCTACCATCTAAACGTAGGCGGCGACAACAACGATTACCACCACGTTTTCGACGACTTCGCCCTTTACCACCACGCCCACGTTCACTACCAGCTCGGCGCATCATACGACAAACCCGCAACCGCATCAGGCGCCTCGCTCGTACTGTCAACAATCCTCGCATCAACAACAGCACTGTTAACAATATGCGACGTCCTGGCATGATCAGCGGTCCGCCCATAACTCAAGCGGGCATGTCTTTCCTCAAATGCGCGTTTGCCCCACCTGATTTCACTCAAACACAAGTTCAGGGCATACCTGATGCATATCGCGGGCAATCCTTGCTTAAGAAACATCGGTACAATGGCAACACTATTTTTACATCTTCTAGTGATTATTATATCATTCTTGCCCCTGTGCCTGGCGTTGCATATTTCACTTACGCCACTGCTCAAAACGTACCACCTGCTGCTCTTACATCTAGCTGGGTCGCCGTTAATTACTCTGACTTCTCTACTCTGTTTCCATCTGCTGGCCAGACGACTGACATCGTTAATTCTTTTCGTGCTGTCTCCAATCATATTGAGCTGATTTGCACTCAGAACCAGATGTCTTGGAGCGGCTCAATTCAAGCATGGCGCTTACCTTTGCGTATTGTTATCTCATCTGACATTACTTCTCATTTTGTCAACGAGTACACTATCACCGGTTTAGCCGGCACTACATCTACTAATTCTAACAGATATGTCGGCAACTTTTTCGACGGCTTCTTCGGAGGTTGTTACAACGCCGCGTCGACTTTTGGTTTTACACCGATTCTCGAAAATCAAACTAGCATACCTATCAACGTCCAAACTTCCGACTTCGGTCAGCTTGCTGGTTCTAATTATCTAACAGGCCTAGCCAATGATTTCGACTCGCTTGTCGTTCGCATATCTGGCATGTCCGCTAATCAGACAGCTATTATTCGTACATGGGCCTGTTACGAGTACACCGTCAACCCTCAAGCTAGCGTCTACGAATATTGCACCGTTTCACCACCTGAAGATCACACCGCTTTGGCTGCGTATAGAGAGCTCGCTCTCGCCTTACCATTAGGTGTACCAGCATCTATGAATGCCGATTTTTGGAAAAGAGTGCTTGCCATACTACGCACTATTACAGGTGCAGCCGCTTTTCTACCCGGGCCATACGGAACAATTGCCCGCGGCGCTAATCTTAT